AACTCCTCTTCACTCGCTGATGGATTCGGGAAGTTGATCAATGCGACCGTCACGGCATTTCTGTTGGCGAAGAAGGTTGTAGCTTCCAATTTTGGTAAAGCTCGTGCGCGTGTTACGGCCTACTGTGCGGACACCAACGATGTGCTAGTCGTACCTGACGCCGCATTAACTGCTGCCTCCGCTCTGGTAGCATTGAAAGGAAAGAAGCCATCCGACAAACCGATTGATGTGTCAAAGTTTAGGTTGAGGCGACTCCATTATGGGAGAGCTTTGGCACTTTCGCCAGATGGCGTAGAGAGAGCAGTTGAAGTTGCATTGCAGAGGTCTGAGACTAACGGATCTTGTGGCAGGCGTGATGATTTGGGTTGTGGCTATAAGGAGTGTAAGACGAAATCGGCTGCGTTGCGAGACCCCGAGATTCGTGCACGCGTTAAGGAAGCCGCAATTAAGATAGTCAATCAGCTCTTGTCAGGTAAGAGATTCGAGTCCCCGGTCAATGTTTCTGGTAAGAAAGAGTGGATTTCTTTCTCGAAACTTTCTCGCCCCGTCGAGAAGGGTACCGTTCAAGTCCGTACTGTCCAGTCTTTGGAACTGCCAGTGCACGTTGCCACTTTGGCAATGTTTGTCAATGCCAGTCACCAAACATTGGATGATGTCGTATCCAAGCAGAAGTTTCCTGTAGGACCTTTCCTACTTGGTGTCGATATCACTAGTAAGGAGTTTGACGCTAACATCGTTAGGATATTCGGGAAGAAAGGTGTCGAGGTGGACATCAAGAGCTGGGATCAGAATCTGACATATGAGCACATTGACACGTTCTTCCGCCTCTTAGGTACCGCATATGGATACACTGACGCACAATCTGTCGCTATTCGAGATACTCTATGTGGCCAGAGTTATTGTGTCGCTGGACAAATGTTTCAACTGGAGGGTTTGTGGTGGCCTTCGGGCATATTCATGACCCTTTCTGGGAACTCCTTGATCCACGATATGATTCTCGGTCATGAGTTCAAGAGTTACGTTGTACAGGGTGACGATGCACTCATTGTTGCGAACCTTGAGGATGTTGAGCGTGTGTATGCTGAAAACCGGCTCCCACTCAAGCATACCAACGTCTGCGATGGTAACGCATTCACGGTAGTTGGCAAGACGTTCCACCCCGATGGAACTGTCACAAGCTCAGTGGCCAACATTGCCCGTGAAGCTGTGCTTGGGCGCCACGCGATGTTCCCGGACCTCGAGGAGGTTGCCGACGAACATTAGGGTGTGGGTTCTTTTCTTCTTCTTTCTTTCTTTCTTTCAACTACTAAACCACAAAAACAAGAAAACAGCAAATACGACTAAACATTAGTTTAGTGCTCGCGCTACGGCTACGAGAGTTTCTCTCGTAGAATCAGGTTGACGACCTGTTGCGTCCTAGTCTACTGGGGGATGTCATCCGCAAGGTT